AAAGCTTCAATCGCTCTCATCGAGGATGCCATGCGCCCGAAGTGTGCCACTGCCATGCTCGCCACGTCAACCGTATCGTCGTGAGTCGTCTTGGGAAATTTCGTGATTTCAGTGATGTTCTCTTTCACCCAAGGCTGCACGTTCTCATCAGGGTAGTAGACGTTTTTTGCGTGATAGAGCGGCGCGACAGCGGCAAGGCGTGCCGCCTTCTCGGTGTGAGGACGGTTCGCCACGATGCCAGGATACAACTCTTTGACGGTCTCGATGATAGCTGCTCCGTTGGCTTTCTCCTCAATCTCTTTGTGCATAGCGTCTGGATAGGTCTCGAACATTCGAGAGAGCGCTGTGAGCTGATCCGCGAATCCCATCTGGTCTCTGATCTGAGCCATGAGATAGATATTTGCTCCGCAGCGTCCCCATGCCTCGACCACAGTGTAATCGTTTTCTTCGCCCTCTTTGTAGGTGAGGTCGGCAAAGATCGCAATCTCGTCCATCTTCGGAAGTTCGGTGTAGCGCTGAATCCACTCACCCTTGATGATATTACCGCCTTGGAGAATCGGCGATCCTTGATAGAGAGCAGCCCAAGGCATTTCTTTGACATCTCGTCTGATGCGAATCAAATCTTCAACGCCATATCGTTCGGGACAGAGCGGCTCTCCGATTGCACGCCCAAGCGGATCATTTTCCTCAGCGCTCGCAGGAAGATTAATCGATGTCCATCCTTCCTCTCGTGACAGCGTCCCGATCAAATCGTCTTCGTGCCAGCGTGTGTGCATGACGATGATCACTCCGCCTCCTGGCTGCATACGAGTAGTCGCTACCATCCTAAACCAATCGAGATTGCGCTCCCTGATCCGGGGGGACATCGCCTCTTCGTAATCCTTGAACGGGTCATCCACGATGAAGAGATCGGCTCCTTCACCCGTCGTCCGTCCGCGAATACCTGCGGCGATCATTTGTCCGCCTTCTTTCAAAATGAATGCGTCTTTGGCTTGAGAGTCAGTGCGAAGCGGAACACCCAAGTCTTGAAGATTGTTTCTAACGTGCGCCCCCCACTTCTGAGCATAGTCGTGAGAATAGGAACTCAAAATCACTTTCTTGTACGGGAATCGATGAAGAAACCAAGTAGGCAATCTATTTGAGAAGAACTCAGATTTACCGTGTTGAGGCGGAGCGGAGATTAGAAAGCGTCCGTATCCGTCGTAGATTGCTGGCGTGATCGCATCCGACAAATAGGTCAGCCATTTGAATCTTCGCCAGTTCGCCTTCGAGTAGAACTGCGCGTGCAGATCGGGCGAAACAATAAATCCTGATACGTCTTCATCTTTCATAATTTTTGACGCTCGCGGAGGGGATCGAACCCACGACCGGCCTGATGGGAATCAGGCTGCTCTACCACTGAGCTACGCGAGCAAATCTTATGATATAAGATTTCAGCTCGCCCGATAGCGCTTCAAGATTTCATCGGCATCAGCGGAATCGCAATGAGCTACAACGCTCTGCGGCGTGGCCCCCCTTGCGATTACGGACCCCGAGTCACCATCACGAAGAACGAATGAGCGGCCTTCGCGCTCGATCGAGTCCATTTTCTGCCACGGTTCGCCCGGCTTTTTTTGCATCGGTGACGGACCAGAGGATTCTCCGAGACGCGAGCCGTGAGTGTGGTCTCCGAAGTTGTGCATAGGATCAGTTTCGAGAGTGTCCTCGTTGAACTCGTAGAGATGCGTGTGCATATCGAACTGATCTTTGTTTGGCTTATTGAGAGCGCCGCTCGTGTACGAACCATCAGGCAGTTTGTGACGATGATCCGAGATGTTGGCTGCATCAGCTCTGCGAACACGCTTATTGATCTTGCTCATTTGATTTTCCCCTTGAGTGCGTCAGCGATTGCATCATTCGCCGCTCGCAGTTTTTCGAGCGCGGCCTTGTTTTTGGCAATGGTCTCGCTCTGTTTTTCAGAAAGCATTTTAACGCCCACTTCACCGTCAAGTTTTACCTTCTCGGTGAAATCGGCTTCCGATTTTCCGAGTAGCTCAGAGGCGCGCAGGCGGTCCATCATTTTCTCAGACTCATCATGCAACACTTTCGTCCAGAAAGCTTGTCGTTCCTCACGTGTGGCAATGAGCGGCCTGATCTTTTCAGCTTGCCGTGCATTAATTGCCGCAGCAATCTTAGTATTTCTTAGCAGCCTATTTGCGGTCACGCCAAGAGTATTCTCATCGCCCTCGTAGCCCGCGAGCTTAGCAGCCTCAGTGCCGTTACCCGCGTAAACCTCAATGAATTTGAGTTGTTTAGAAGTCAGCTTTTCGCCCATAATTTTCAGAATAGGTCAAGCGCGACACAGAGTCAAAGCCAGATACTTGACATTCTCTACGCACTGCGTTATAAGGAGCCTGATTATGGACCGCTTACGACAGGGAACGCCGAAGACACTCCGCCAGGCCATCGAGAACGGACTCGCTGATGAAGGCCGCGAATTCTGCCTTGAAGATCGAATCAAAGAGCACGTCACCGATTTCATCGCGCAGAAATTCAGCGTGGCTCTTTTTGAAGACCCCTGCGACGAGCGTCTCGCCGAACTCTACTTCAAGATCACCGGGCGTAAAGTAGGACAGCGATGATGACGCCGATTGCGAGGACAACGCGCTTGAGCCAACGATTCTCACGAGTCAGAGGCCAAGCGCGTTCATCATCGCTTGAGGTCGATCGGTAGAGTGGCATAGTGCTCATGGTACACTACTTAAACACGCTACTCAATTTGTGAAGGCAATCTCCCAGCGTGAGGTCAACGCCGAGCGTCTTCTTGAAGTGCTCAGTCAGCACGTTTCGTTGTTGTACTGGGAGCGAAAGAAGCATCTTTGTGATCACACTATTTGCCACAAGTTCGTCTTCTGTCTTTCCTTTTCCGCCAGCCTTGATCGATCTCATCATCGAGACTGCGGCTCCAAGGATGAACAATCGCTCAGTTCCGATGAAGACATTCTCAGATCGTTTTCCCGCTGCCTCACATCGTTCACACACCATATCGTTATGTCCTTCTTGCTCTAGTTCTTAAGTTTCTATCGTACTGGCATTTTTTGCAGTTACGATAACCGTCTCGACGCTCGTAGAGATTAGGTCCAAAAAGTGGATGACCATTTAAACAATGAGTCTTCACTGCATTTTTTGCTGGTATCGATATCCCTCTGAGAACATTCTCTCCACGAGTTATTATTTCAAGATGACTCGGATTTACGCAATGTCTCACTCTACAAAGATGATCGAGAGTCAATTTTTTAGGAACTGATCCTCTCAAAGTTTGAAAAACAGATCGATGTGCGTAGTAATTTTTCCCCTTGAAAAATACAGTCCCATAGCCTCTTTTTCCAATGCTGCCGGTCCAGAGCCAGCATGTTTCGGTCTTTTTAATTTTCTTAAAAAGAACCTCAACCGGAATCTTCATTTGATCTTCCTCAATCCGTAACCTGCGATCAGTAGTGCATCAACGAATCCGTCGTGCATTCCACCCTTGGGCTTTTTTGGGAGCTGATCTTTCAATTTGGGAAAAAGTCTCTCAAGAGCCACAAGAGATTTTGCTTTCGGCTTTAGATCGTCCGAGATTCCCTCGTGCATGATCTTCATCCACTCTTTCGGCAGGACATAAGTGACTGGCAAGCCTGAAAGTTTGATTGCAATTTCCAGAAAGCCAAAGTTCCGACCGTAGTTAAAAGCGTGGCTGCTCCCCATAGCAAGAGCCATTGCACGCTCAAGAAAAATATGCGTGATATTCGGATTTCCGAGGAGTTCTCTGACTGCATCGAAATCAACCTCCTTGTGTTTTCCGCCCACTTTCAGCGGCATGTGACGACAGATTACCTGTTCGCCATCAGTGAGCACGAACGCTCCATCCAATCCGGGATCAATGCCAAGTACGCAACTCATTTTGCCGCCCTCAACTTATTGTGAATCGCTCTATGTTCAGCCGCAGTAACAACTTGAAGGTTTTCGTCTTTTTTAAGACGCATTCGGTGCCTCGGGTTTTTCTTCATGAGGGCACGATGCGTGCCTCATTCTGAGCGCGACTCCGTGATCCTTGATGATTCTCTTGCGAAGAGCATCACGGAATTTGTCTTCAAATCCCATGAGAAGCTTTCCGCAAACGGTGGAAGCGAAATCGATATCGCGCTGACAGGCCATTACCTTGATGTCCCGAGCAAGACATAATTTCTGAGCCTGCATGTGCTGAAATTTAATGGAAGCCGCCAAGAGCATCGTAAGAAGCGCCAGCTCGTCTTGCGAGAAGGTCTTTCCTAGAAGCTCTTTAGTCTCGACATCAAACGCAACACACTTAGGACAGCGTTCACTCTGATTCTGATTCATCAGCGCACACGTTGGTTACTTCTGATTTCTGTTTAAGCTGCTCGATCGTATCGTAAGCGATCTCGCGCCAAGCCTCAGCTTTTGCGTGCTGAGCATTTCCACTTTTCTTCAGAAGCTCTAACTGCTTTTGAAGTCCGTGTATCTTGGCTTCATGAGCCTGAACGGTCATTTGAAGACCATCTCGCTGATCGATGAGCTGATTTGCGAGAGCTTGGGTTTCTTTGAGTTCAGCACGAACGCGTACGAGTGCCGATTTTTTCTTTTCCATCTGAGTGCCTCCGTTCGGTCGTAATAACGTCACTCGGATGTCTTGTCAACAGCGGAGTCGATCTCTCTTTTTAAATCCTCATCGAACTGTCTGCACGCTTCTAAATTTGGTTTTCCGTTTCGCCAGAGCCATCCGTATTTGGGATGATAGAGATCAGGCGGCAAAGCAGTTGCCATGATGTCGATAGCTGCGCAGCGGATGATCGTCAAAATTTTCTCTTTTTGTTCATTTGTCATGACGCGGATAATACCTGACAAAACGCAATGCGTCAGTCCATGTGAAGCCGGAACTGTACAATTGTAGCTGTAACCCCTATCCCCTCCCCGGTGCCGGGTGTCAGAGGGGTACGTGTCGCCAAGTCTCATATATTCGATTTAATATATTTCCAAAAGGGTGCCCTCATACAATTACAATTACAACAATTATATATATATATATTATTATTAATAAAAAAGATTTTATGACGCATTGCGGCTGTAACGACCATTTAAATCAGTATTATATGCAGTGCAAGCAACGCATTGCGGCTGTAAACAGTTGCAGTGCATCATTACACCTACTGTTTTAGTAGGTTGATCGACCAGATTTTTGATTTATTGGAGTCAAAGCCAAGAGCGATTGCGCCCTCGGCCTGATAAGAAGCCAGGATGTCATTGCGCTCGGACGACTTGAGGAAGCGGGTCTTGCTGATGAGCTTGGAATGCTGGATCGAACCTTCCTTCTTGATGATCTGAAAGAGTCTCAGAGCGTTCGATTCTTGGACGTTCTCCGCTCCCATTTGAGGCAAGAGCGACGAGGCGTTGTGCGAGAGAGTGTCGAGCACATCGATTGCCCACTCCACGTCTGAGAGGCGTATACGAAGCGCCGAGGTCACTCCGTGAATCAAAGCAAGCTTTGCCACTTGCTGAGCTGCGCGAGAAAAGAAATGTCGCTCAATGTCATCTCGACCCGGCTCGGCAAGCTTCTCAGCGCACTCAAGCGCGTATTGCTCGACCCGGTCCCTGGCGTCTTCATCCGACGTGATCTCGGCAGGCGCGGGACGCGGACCGGCGAGATTCTTTTTGTCGATCTCTCCGTAGGCTTGAAGCTCCTGAAAACGCCTCACGATCTTTTGAGCGAGAGTCTCGTCCCATTCAGGCTTGAGAATTTTTCCATACTCGGAATCGTGAAAAATAAGGCACCTTGGCAAGAATCCCTGCGTCACAAATTCTCTGGAAATCGAATTCTTCAAGCCGTCGGGAGTAGTCGAAAACAGAGCAGAGATGCAAGGGTGCCATACTTGAATTTTCTCCCGGCCTGCGGCCTCAGGTCCAATGAACAGCGAGCTGGAATCAGACCAGAGCTGATTTAGGATGTCCATCATGTCGGCCTGAAAAATTCCGCCGTCACGAATCGTTTTAAAAAGAGACGAGCACTCATCGATCAGATCAAGCCTTTCGCGCTTTCCGACCAAATCTTTTAGCATCGCCGTTGAGCTGCGATATCCCCCCGCGCCCAAGAGATCGAGACCATTCTCTGCATTGAGAAGTCTCTTTGCAGCCGTATACGGAAAACTTTTTCCAGCGCCCGTATTCGCCACTGCGATCACATAGAGATTAGGCCAGATGTTTCCGAATCTGAAACGATTCGCAACAGCCACCGACGCGATTGCGATTGCGCCGCCGAGCGCGATGCCCGGCTGATATCGCATAGACGATTTCAAAATGAGATCGCGCAAATCCTTGATCGCGCCATCTGGCTCAGGCCATGCCTTTCCCTTGAAGGCTTCGGCCTTTTGTTGCGTGACCGCCGATACATCGATCAGCTCTGATCCTGAGATCAGTGGAACTGCGGGTTGCTGCCCTGATTTCGTTTGCCTCCGATTGAACGTCCTGAGATTGCTCGCATAGAAATAGAGCGCGTTTGAGATCGGATCGGAGAAACAGTCAGGGCGAGTATCGTCCGCAAAGTAACCGCACGGTCTGTGATTTTCCTCATCATATCGGAGTAGCTCTCGCACCGCTTCATCAGGAGAGGCACCTCGTGCAATAATTGCAGACACGATCTTCTTGAGCCTGTCATGCGAACCGTGAGGGCATTTCCGTTTAGAGTCTTCATTGAAAAATGGACCCTGTAAGCTGATCCCAGAGGTATCGCCGCCCGCATCAAATCGATCTGGCTCAAGCGCTCGCCTGAGAGAATCAAGGTCTTCAAACGTAAATGTCGGGAGATCGGACACAGAGAAATTCTCAAGCGTGTCAGGCGTGAGCCAAAAGTAAGGCTCTTTCGTGTCCGGATGAATCGTGGGAGGTAAAACTGTCTGACGACCGTAAGCGAGAATGTCAATGCAACCAGCAACCTTGCAACTCGGGACGTTCGGATCAAATCGAAATGCACGAGATTCTCCTTTTCTGCCGCGCTTTCTCACGGGAGACGGCTTCACCGCGTCTAAAATTTTTGGATCATCAGAATCGATATCGACCCACATGACTCCGGATGCAGGTCCGCAGACAAAACCGTAGCAGCCAGAGTAAAACCGCTCCCACTTATCGCATTCTTCCTCGGTAGGAAGTCTGTCGCACCACTGGGACCAGTTGTCGAGTAGGGGAGCTTTTGAGTTTTGCTTTAACGGAATTAAAGCTAGACCCAGCTCCCTGTATTTGTTAAACAGAAGTCAACTCCATCTCTACCCTACCTCACAGTAGGCTCAGTTTTGCGAGTGCCCGGAAAAGAGGAATTGAGAAATCGATTCCTCTTTTTTTATTTTGACATCCACACTTGAACTGAGTAATAACACCGGCAGGGCACAAATCAAAAACTAAAACTGAAAAAAATATCGCCCGATGTTTTTAGAGGAGTCAAGAATGAAAATTCAGAACACACGCGCTGTTGAAAATGACGCGATCAAGATCGTTGTCGCAGGTGAGCCAGGAAACGGAAAAACCACGCTTGCGAAAACAATCGAGACGGGTCTTGGAGAAAAGGTTCTCGTGATCTCGGCTGAAGCAGGGCTTCTATCGCTGAAAGGCAGCGATGTCGATTATGTCGAGCTTCAGACCGACGATGAA